GCTCAACTATTGAGCGTGTTGTTGAAAGAGACGCCGTACTTACAATGATAGCGGGGGTGTTCAATGGGTAACCCATTTATCGTAGCCGAGGACTTGGCTATTAAAACTCTTTTGGCTGGCATCACAGTATCTGATGATAAGAACGCAACCCGACCAGTTAAAACTTGGTTTGGGTATCCTGATATTGAAATCCGTGACCAGGCTTTCCCTTTTATTACTATTGACCTTATCGACATCATGCCTGGAAACGACCGCCAAACATACGGCATCCTAACAGACGATGACTACCAAGGCACTATCACTCCAGCTTCTGGCGTTTCCTACCAGTACGTAACCCCCGTAGCGTATGACCTTGTTTACCAGGTTACATCGTACTCGCGTCACCCACGACATGACCGAGCGCTCATGTTCCAGTTACTAAATAAGTTTCCATCAAAGTACGGGTACTTAACAGTACCTAATGAGCTAGGTACTGAAAACAGTATCCGTTCTATGTTCCTTGATGGATTTGTAAAAAGAGACGCAGTTACTGGCGAAACTGGTGACCGTCGTCTTCTTAGAAATGTCCTCACCGTTCGAGTGCTAAGCCAGATGACGCCTGCACAGGCAGCTACTGCTATCAAGAATGTTGAACACGTTTCTATTAACTCCACTACATCGTCCATCCCGTCTGGCTACCAACCGCTTCCCTAATCGTTACCTACGTCTATAAGGAGACTATACAATGTCAACATATCTACGCCCTGGGGTGTACGTTCAGCAAACGCTAAACCCTATTCAACCAGTAGCTGGCCCATCGTCTAATACTATTGCTGCTTTTGCAGGAGCTAACGACCGCGGCCCAGTAACACCTACACTCGTGACTTCTTGGAGCCAATACGTAAACTTGTTTGGTTCTTGGAACACAGTACAATCTAACGCTCTTCCACTTGCTGTCTACATGTACTTCAGCAATGGCGGAAACGCAGCTTATGTAAACCGCGTTCCTGGCGCAAGCTCAGTAGCAGCTAGCCGCACATTTAACGACGCTGAAGTTCCTTCAGTAGCTACGTTAAAGATTAGCGCTAACAACGTTGGTACATGGGGCAACAGCCTTAACGTAACAATTTCAGCAAGCTCAGCCTCAGGTTACTTTGACCTTACTGTATACCAAGGTGGAAACACGGCAGCAAACATTGTTGAGACGTGGCCCACCTTGTCAATGACCGCTACAGACTCACGCTATGCAATTGGCGTAATCAACGGCGGCTCTAACTACATCACAGCAACAGACATGGGCTCAACAGCTTCTGGTGCTACACGTAACCCAACGGTTACCGCTAACGCTGCCCTTTCTTCTGGTTCTGATGGCTCGGCCGTAACAGGCAGCACAATCGTCTCTGCTCTCGGTAACTTTGATACCATTGCTCAGTCTTTGGTGCTTAACATCCCAGGATATACAGACGCAACAACTGTTAACGGAGCTATCTCTTATGCTACTGGCTCAACCCGTACCAACGACGTATTCGTCGTAGTTGACGGCATCAACGACACAGTAGCTAACCAGCTCACACTGGCAGCTAGCTATACCTCAACACCAATTGCTGCTGTCTACTACCCACAGGTTACGATTGCTGACCCAACTGTTGGTGTAGGAGCGTCTCGTAACGCTACCCTCACTATCGGTGCTGGTGCAGCTGTTGTTGGTCTGTACTCCGCTACAGATGCTTCTCGCGGTGTCTTTAAGGCCCCTGCTGGTCTTCAAGCTCGTCTTGCTGGAGTTGTATCGGTGCCTAACTTGACAAACGCTAACTTGGATTCTCTTAACAGCGCATCTGCTCCTGTTAACGCAATCCGTTACATCCCAGGCTCAGGCATCGTAGTAATGGGCGCTCGTACTCTACAACCAGGATACACAACTCGTTATGTTCCAGTAGAGCGCACGCTTATTTACCTACAGAAGTCTCTTCAAAGCCTTACTCAGTTTGCGGTCTTTGAGCCAAACAACTCAGTCCTTTGGGGACGTATTAATGCCACCGTTAGCTCGTTCCTCACAGGCTTCTGGTCTCAGGGCGGTCTAACAGGCTCGTCGCCATCACAGGCGTTCTTTGTTCTCTGCGATAGCACGAACAACAGCCAAGCATCCATTGACAATGGATATGTAAATATTCAGGTAGGCGTAGCTCTACAACGCCCAGCTGAATTCGTAATCATCAACATCGGCCAGTACAGCGGTGGTAGCACCATCACTGTTTCTTAAGGAGATAGATAAAAAATGACAAGCAGCTCACTAAGCACATACAACTCAAGTCTGGCCACAGACCCGCTACGTTCGTTTAGGTTCAATGCGACCTTTACCGCAGCTTCTACGGGTGACGGTGTCTTTGACTCACGAATCCTAAGCAACGGCGGAACAGCTGTTCCTACCACTGGAGTATCAACTGGATGGGTTGGTGGATTCACCAACATCTCTGGCTTGACCATTAACACTCAGGCTATCCAGTACCGCGAAGGCGGATACAACACCACTATCCACCAGATTCCTGGTATGACAACATTCTCGCCACTTTCGTTTACCCGTGGAGTACTCTACGGAAACGACCAAGCAATGACCTGGATGCGTGGCTTGTTTGCCGCAGCAGCTGGCTCAGGGCTTAACCCTTCAACTAAGTCAGGAACTGCAGCTGTTACTCCTACCTCAACAGGTGGATTTGGTGGTCAAGGCGGTTTCCGCGTTGATATCCTCATCACTGTTAACGAGCACCCAGGAACTGACGTAGTTAACGACGCTCCTCAAATGGCGTTCAAGGTCCACAATGCTTGGATTTCAAACCTAAGCTATACAGACTTGGATGCAACAAACGGAGCAATTCTGTTTGAGTCAATGCAGCTGGTACACGAAGGCATCTCTGTCTTCTTCACCAACTCATCTGGCTACCCAACAGAAGCACCCACAGCAGCTGGTCTAAACGACTTCTAATAATAAACTACATAGGAGAATAACACGTGTCACAAATTATCACAGACGCAGAACTAGTAAATCAATTTGCTAAAAAGGCTATGGAGGAGCCCGAGCAACTCATTGAGACTCGGGCCCCTCTTGGTCCAGAAGTAAAACTTCCAGGCGGGTACATCGAACCTAACGGAGAACTAGTGACCACAGTAGAAGTACGAGAGCTTAACGGCGTTGACGAAGAGGCTATTGCCAAAGCGTCTAACACTGGCAAGGCCCTTAATATTCTTCTTCAGCGTGGCCTAGTAAAGATTGGTGGCCGCGACGCAACTAGGGATGACCTAGATAAGTTGTTGTCTGGTGACCGCGACGCTATCTTGATTGGCATTCGACGTATTACTTTTGGCGAGACTATTGACCTAAGAATACAGTGCTCATCTTGCGCGGTGGAACAAGAAACATCTATTGACCTAAACGAAGATGTGCCTACCAAGACCATGGACGACCCAATTGCGGACCGTGCGTGGAAGGTAGAAACAAAGCAAGGCTATGTAGATGTGGCACTTCCTACTGGAGTAACACAGAGAAAGCTTCTTGAGAATGCGGATAAAACCTCCGCAGAAATCAACACGCTTCTTCTCTCTGGCTGTGTTTTGTCAGTAAACGGCAAGCCGTCTATTGGAGCAAGCACAGTTCTTTCTTTGGGTATGGCAGACCGCTCAAAGATTGTGCAAGAGATTATTGACCGCAACCCAGGCCCACGCCTTGGGGAGGTGAGCAAGACATGCAAGGCATGTGGTGAAGGCATCGCACTCCCACTTAGTCTTGTTGATTTGTTTCGCCTATAACGATAAAGATTACGAGAACTTGTTAGACCAGTACGAGTTCTTGACAAGAACGTTCACTGGTTGGCCTTTGTCGGACGTTAAAAACATGTCTGTCAGAGAACGATGGAACTGGATTGACCGAGCTAAAAGAAATAGGAGGTACTGATGGACGACAGTAAACTGGCGTTTAACCTATCAGGCCAGGGCGGTAATGGAAACATCTCCGTCTCTATTACTAATATCAAAAACGATATTCTCGGTCTTTCTAACGTAATTACTAATACCCTTCAGCCTGCTATCGACAAGATGGTTCGCTCGCTTAACAGCGTAAAGCTTCCTGGTCTTGTAGATTCTAAGGGTAACCCTATAAGCAGCGGGGGCGGAGTACCTTCTGAGAAGGTTGCCGATAACGGCGTCCGCACCCCTGCTGGTGGCGGTGGAACAACTGCGGGCACTAACAAGGTTGCAGATAACGGCTCGCCTACTTCTGGCGGAGGAGGCAATTTCTTTAACCGCGTATCTGCGGCTGCTGGCGGATTTGCTAATGCCATAGGTAGAGCGCAAGGCGTATCGGATGCCGCAGGTAACTTAATACCGTCTACTCAAACCGCTGTTATGCAGGACTACCTTACTAACCGTTCTGCTTTCTACGGTCAAGGCGGTTATGGCGGAACCCTCTCTCAGCAAACTGGAAACGTTCGCGCACTGCAGCAAGCACTGGCCCGTAGTGGTACCGCGCTTAACCCAATGGACACCACTAATGCGCTGATAGCAGCTCAAGCCACTGGGCTTAGTGGCGTCAGTAACTTTAATCAAGTTATGCAAGGAGCCGCACAGGCATCTAACTTTACCCCTGGCCTAGGTGTAGCGGGTGCCACTCAAGAGGTTGGAAGCAACCTAAACGCACCTGGCACAGTCAACATGCTCCGTACTATTGGCATCAATGTTCGTGGCGCCAATGGAAGCTTAATGCCACTGCCTCAAATTGTGGACCAGATATGGAACTACTTAACTCGTTATAACGGCGGCAAGGCCCCAGATAAAAGGGGTATTCAGTCTTCTTTGATACCTGGCAACGGTATATATAACATGCTTAATAACCTGTTTAACGGCGACGCTACCATGATTCAAATGGTATCTAACATGCTGCTGGCTAAAGCTCAGTTTGGCGGCCAGGCGCTTGGAACTATTAGCAAAGACCAACTTGTTAGCGCAGGCATTCAAACGCAAACTGTTAAAGATATTGCCAGCCAAACAGCTGCTCAAACAAATCTTCTTACTAATACGGCTTCGTCTATCTCAGGTGGATATGACGCAGCTACTAAATTCAACACAGCTGTTACGCAATTCCAAAACTCTGTAAACGGATTTAGCAAGATTTTAGGATTTGGTAACGCTGCAACTGGCGGCATTCTTGGTGGACCAATGGGAACTATCAGCAAGGTTGTAGGCAAAGTATTCTCTTTGCTCGGCTTTGCAGACGGCGGCGGAGTAAAGCAAGGCGGTCCTACAGGCCAAAATGACGTCCCGTACATCGTTGGTGAAATGGGCCCTGAGCTATTCGTACCTAAAACCGATGGCGTAATCGTACCCAATAACCTATTAGGTAAGCGTAACCGAGCAAGTGGTGGAGCGGTATACGGCCAATCTGACTTTGCTCGACAGCTACTAGGCGGCTTAGGCGCCCCTGTAACCTCACAAAACATATCTGACCTTGTTATGTGGGAAGGCATGGAGGGCGGAAACTGGAAAAACACCGCTAGCTACAACCCCCTTAACACCTCTTACCAAATGTCGGGCTCTACCAACTTTAATACTCACGCAGCTGGTTCAGGCGTACAGGCGTACAAAAACTGGGAGCAAGGCGTAAACGCAACAATCGGAACTCTTACTGGAGCTAGTGCTTCCTCTAGAGGTTACACCAACATAGTTAACCTACTTAAAAAAGGAACATCTTCACAATCAGACTTCCTTAAAGCATTGCAAGCTTCTGCCTGGGACGCAAATCATTATGCAGGAGGGTCATCTTCTTCCGGTAACAGCAGCAGTGTTGCGTCTACCCCTACTCAAACCCTAGCAACTGCGGCAGCGGCGGCAGAAGGTATGGTTGGTGGAGCGGCGGGAACCACCGTTAACTACGGAGGAGTTACAATTAATATCAACGGGGCCCAAAGCCCTACTGCAACAGCGGCTGCAATACAAAAGGCACTAGTTAACAAGAAAGTGGCAACAAGCTAATGGCAGCGGTATCAATCACTTCTAAAAAAGGCGCAGCTTGGTTAAAGACACAAGGAATTACTGTGTCCCAGTACAACTCTCTTGGCGCTGTAAACAAGCGCATTTTAAAAGAAGAGTTCTCTAACTATGAGTTTCAACAGGGAAGCACTACTCGCAATAACCCTTACCCTTTTCAAGGACCTTCCAGTGTAACCGCTAAACAACTTAATGAATTAAACATAAAGAATGGTTTTGGCGGAACTAAGTCTGGACCTAGCCCCACGTCTGATACGCAGCCTCTTCTTGCGGTTGACCAAGCAAAGTTTAATCTGCCTCCACATAAATGGAGTTTGCCTGTAGACCCTTCTTTGCTCAGCTCTAGCCCTGGATATGGAACTGCCCCAGACGCTCTTCGTCTAGCAAGAATGTGGTTCTACGCAGGCGCTAATAGCGGAGGCGATGTTAACACCCCTATTAGCTCAGCCAGTACAAGCAGCACTACGGCTAAGTCCAGCACTCTTGATAACAACTGGGGCTTTCAGTTCTTGTGGAACCCCACTCAAATCTCTAACAGCCTAAGCCGTAACATGAGCGTTACCCCAAGCTCAACGGATACGTTTGCTGGCCTTAGCGGATTGTTTACCGCAATGGAAACCGTTCAATTTACTATTGTGATTGACAGAGTAAACGACTTTGCTTGCGCCAAATACATTGCTCAAGCTAACAACGCGCTAGGTCAAGAACAAAAGTCGGTGCCACATGGAGCCTCTTGGACCATAGACTACGACCCATCTTTGCTTTATAGCTTAGCTAATTACTACTACCCTGGCGGGTATAACTCTGTGTCTTCATCAAAGCCTACGAACCCAGAGCGCCCTGAAGATAAGCTAGACCAGCTTCTTCGCCTTGGAACAATGGCCGACATTGAATACATATTTAGAATGGTTAACGGCTGGGGACAGGTAAGCAACGGTCAAACTCAGTACTGGACAAATCCTTTGGGTAAGAAGACTGCCGACATTGCCTTCCTAAACCCAACCGCTGTAGCTGTTCAATTTGGTCCTACCAAGGACAGCCTTTCCTACGTAGGTTGGATTGACAGCATTTCTATTAACCACACGATGTTTACACAGGACATGATTCCTATTCACTCAGAGGTTCAAATGTCTTTCCTTGGATTCTCTCAGGTAACTCAAACGGCAGGTACTATCTAATGACAATCTACAAGGGTTCCCGTTATGAGTACTCAACCATTGATTTTGTAACTAATACTGTTGGTGGAGACGCAAACCCAATTGTGTACTACCAAATCACCAAGCTCCCAAAGCTTACTTATGTAGAGCACAAGTACACTCAGGGCGAGCGCCTAGACCAGCTTGCGTACACCTACTACAAAAACCCAGAGTACTGGTGGATTATCCCAGAGTTTAACCCTGAGATTGAAGACTTTACAAATATACCTACGGGAACGATTATCAAGATACCTAATGTTTAACTACGTAACCGTTGAATTCCCTAACACAACTGTAGCCCCTCAGTATGTGTACTCCATGTCATTTTATCAAAATAAGTATGAGCATGAAGTTGCGGTTATCAAGTTTAGAGACTGGGGCGTTAGCTACGATGCTGTGCGTAACGGTTCTCCAATTACCTTTACTTTATCTAACAAAGTAAACAGCAGAACTTTTTACGGTTACGTCCACCACATCAACGTGACCAGAACTAGCGGCATGAGCACTACGGAAGTGGTGGCAATTAGCGCGTCTTACGTTATGAAGAACCAATACCAAACGGTATACAAGGGCCTGACCGCAGATGCCATTGTTCAAAAGATAGCTAAGAAGAATAACTTTGTTTGCTTTTCTGTGCCTCATCCTAGAGTTTATCCTCAAGTAGCCCAGGCTGGACACAGCGACTGGGAGATGTGTGTTCGCCTAGCTAAGCAGGCTGGCTACAGCTTACGAACTGAAAACACTGAGCTTTACTTTCAGCCTATGTTGTACGACTACACTAACAAGCGTTCTGAAGCGGCAGTGTTTACAATGCGTGAGGCTAATGACCCTAGCGGCTCTAGCATATATTCTTTTGAGCCTGTAGTGAGCGAGTCCATGGACTACGAAGGCGACATGAAAGCTGCCGTCTCTATCTCTGGTGTTGACAAATCCACGGTTAGTAGCATGTCAATAACCCAACAGCTTAGAGCAAAAAATACTAGAACTAAAACGTCCCCCGAGTTCTTTGATAAGTATGCGACTGAGGTAGTTGCTACTGACCCATCTATTGCGCAGTACGAGGCTGAAGCCGCAGAAAACCGAAACCTATTTCCTTACAGAGGTACGGCAGAGGTATTAGGCAACCCTTCATTGCGACCAGACATGCCTGTGTACCTTGAGGGCATTGGCGCTGACTACACTGGGTACTGGACAATCCTAGGCACTGAGCATCGTATTCAAGAAACAGAAAGAAACACTCAAACTTACATAACTGTTCTTACTGTTGGTGCCGACTCTTTGGGCTCAGCTACAACATGGACAGACGGCCAGCAAATAACCAGCCCTAATACAAAACCTTCAAGAACCGTAATACCTAATATACGACAGACTAACGAGCCACCTAAGACTCGTCTAGTAAAGGCATCCCTTAACCTAGGTCCTCAAAGCCCTGGTTACTTTGGCGTTGCTTCCAACAGAGCTAAGCCGACAACCAATGGTCAGCTTATAAACGGACCTGTGTGGGTAACCGCAACTCAAACACTTGACCCGTATACTCAAACAACAAGTAGCACAACTCAGACACCTAATCGAATACTAGGAAGAATAGCAACGGCTCCATGACATACGACAAAAGATTTTACGGTATCTATGAGGGCATCTGTACCAGCACCGCTGACCCAGAAAACTCTTACAGAATAAAACTATTGGTGCCTCAGATTCTAGGCCAAGCCGAAACTGACTGGGCTAAGCCTTGCTTGCCTGTTACGGACAACAGCACGCACCATAACCACACAGATACAAATACATCTAGCGCTACTGTGGTAGGCACCTATGGCAGCCATACCCACACGGTAACCCTTAACGCGGCACACACCGCTCACAATGCCACACCTAATGTTGGACAAAAAGTATGGGTCATGTTCATCGCTGGCGACCCTAATCACCCTGTATGGATGGGAGTACAAATATGACAAGCACGGCTATATCTTTGCCTTTTAGCTTTAACGTGAATGGTGGTGTCTCATCAACCACTGACCCAGCTAAAATCCTTCAGGACAGAATAACCTTGATGACCATGACATTACTTGGTGAGCGAGTAATGCGGCCTAACTACGGCACTAACGTCCGAGGCGCGGCATTTGAGAACATAGGCACCGCCATAACTGTCATCGAACAGAACATACAAGCTGGCTTTGTTAAGTGGCTTCCTTATCTAACCCTGCTTACAGTGACGGGTTCTTTGGACCCACAAACCAGTGAGCTGAACATTTCTATAACTTATAACTACGGGTCAACTAGTACCCCCAGCACTGTCGTAGTCAAGACTGCTATCCTTAGCCAGTCTGGCGATTTAATCTCGGAGGCTTAAAATGGCGACCAATAACTACGTACCATCCATAGACTACACCTCTAGGGATTACGCGTCCATTTTGTCGGACATGACCGCCCTCATCCCTAACTTCTCCCCTAACTGGACTAACCGCGACCCATCAGACCCTGGCATGACCTTGGTGGAGCTATTTGCCTACATGGGCGACATCCTCAACTACTACATTGACGTGGCTGCCAATGAGGCGTTTATTACCACAGCTACCCAGCGCCAAAGCGTACTTAATATTGCAAGCCTTCTTGGTTACGTGCCTACCGAGTCAACGGCCTCTACTGTAAAACTTACTTTTCAAAACTCTACAGGTTCTCCTATTACAGTACCTGCCCTGACTCAAGTAGCTACCGCGCTTGTGGCTAACTCTACTAGCACTCAAGTAATCTTTGAGACTAACTCTGCCGTTACTGTACCAGCTCAGTCAGGCTCTACCCCTGGCTCAGCAACAGTCCAGGCTACACAAGGTGTAACCGTATACAACGAAATCATCGGCACTTCTGACGGTTCCCCATATCAAACATACCAACTTGCAAACGGCTCTGTAATTAGCGGAAGCATCCAGATTACCGTTAGCTCAGTGCAGTACCAAGAAGTACCTTACCTAATTGACTCAAGCGGTTACGCGCCTGTTTACACAGCTACTACAAATGCAAGCAACGTTACTTACATCCAATTTGGTGACGGCATTAGCGGACGCATACCACCTAACGGAATTCAAATCTATGCTACCTATCGAATTGGTGGCGGAGTCGTAGGAAACGTTGCTACAGGAACCATTAAGTACATTACTCACTGGCCATCTGGTTCTACTCCAGCTGGATTGTCTGTGCTCAATCAAGATATTAGTATTNCTGGAGACGGAGCCGCAACTGGTGGCGCCGACCCTGAAAGCACAGACTCAATTCGTATCAACGCCCCTCTAAGCATCCGTGCNATTAACCGAGCTGTATCACTTAGTGACTACGCTTATCTTGCTGTTCAAGTAACGGGTGTATCTAAAGCGCAAGCAAACGCAAGCGTGTACTCGTCAGTTACTTTGTACATAGCGCCCGCTGGAGACCCAGGAGTTGCGTCGGACAACTCTACGCCTACAACGGTGTTTAATAACTTGGTGCCCGTAGTACAGAGCTACCTCACAGACAAAGCTCCCGCCAGCGCTACTATCACCTTTCAACCACCTAAGTACGTTGGAGCTTACATAATTGTAAGCCTTACTGTGCTACCTCAATATAGCCAGTCTTCGGTAATAGCAAACGTTACCTCCGCAATCAACAACCTGTTTAATATAGATAACGTTGTTTTTGGAGACACTATTTATCCAGCCGATGTCCACAGCACAATATCTACTGTAGACGGCATCGCATCCCAGCAGATTATTAAAATGGTGCGTGCGGACCAAGACCAAACCTTCTCAATTACAAACAAGGCACTTACATCAAATGTTGCTACATTAACAACGTCCATAACCCACAACCTTACTGTTGGAGAGACTATCTCTGTATCAAACGTAGACTCTACATTTAACGGTACGTTTGTAATTACTGCAGTAACAAGCAATACGTTCTCTTATGCGCTTGTAGCTGCTCCAGTATCCTCAGTAGCGTCTTCTGGTGGCTCGGTCACAGCGCTTACTGTAGGAAACATAGCGTGTGCTGTAGGAGAGATACCTACAATCAGCGAGCTAAGCGGCTCAAGCACAGGAGTCGGCTCGCTTACTGTAACCGCTAGTGGTGGAATCCTAAGCTAATGTCACGTTACGGTATTGATTACTACGGCATAGCCTACTACGGCGGAACTAACCCGCTTAAGTTTGACGCTTCGCCGNTCACTGCTACGCCGTCTAACTACGGTCAAATTACCCTTAAGTGGGCNGACCCGTCAGGTTCATGGTCGCAGTTAGTTTTAGTACGCAATGCCTATGGGTATCCAGTAAACCCTTACGACGGAGTTCAGCTTCTTACCGTTAATAACGGGTCTGACCCAGTTACATTTATTGACTCTAACAACTTAATTCAAGGTAACTTCTACTACTACTCTATCTTTGTCTACAACACGACTAACTACGGATGGACAAATGCCGGAAATGCTATTGGGCTTTCTGTGCAAAACTGGGGCAGCACCGACAAGATGTATGCGTACCTCCCAGAAATTTACAAAATTACACAGCCTTACTCGGCCACTTCTGACTGGGATAACTCAGACCTCTACTCCTTTATAAGCAACTTTGGTTTTCAGCTTGACTACGACCAGACCCTATCTAATCTTTTGATTAACCGATATAACATCGANACTGTCAGTGGCACAGCCATCCCAACGATGCTAAATCAGTTTGGTCAAAAGTACGAGCAAGCAATTGGCTTACAGCAAAACCGAATTCTTTTGCGCGACAGCGTAATCCTGACATCGCAGCGTGGTTCTAAGCGCGGCCTTGTTGGATACCTAGAAGACTTTAGTGGCTGGGGCGTTCCCAATCCTGTGCCGCAACCAAGCTTTGTAATCAACCCTTCAACTGGGCAGTACAACGTAGTGCCCTCTACAGCCACAGAGGCACCTAACCCAAGCGTAAACGGCATTGTGGTAGGGCATAACTTAATGCTTGACTACAACGACTCTTCCTTTGAGGAAAGCTCTGGTCACTGGGTATCTATAGACAACACCGCTGACTACGACCAGCTTCAAGCGTTGCCTATTACAACCCTGTCTTTGACTTCAAACGTAGCAACCTTAACTATCGGAGCTAACAGCTACGACGTAGGCAACTCCGTAACAATTAGTGGTTTGCCTTACCCATTGTTTAACACCGCTGTTCCAGTAACTTTAACTGCTGTTACGCCTACAACAATTAGCTTTGCTTTAACTGGCTCTGACGTCGGTAACCTAAGCGGGTTTAATTCAACAACAGGGCTATACGGAGAAGTAATCCCGTACCCATCTCCATGGGTTGAGTCTACCGCCCCAATCCTTTTTCCAAATAAGTCGGACGGCATCCTTGCGGTTTACAATCTATCTACCATCCCGCAAACTATTAACATTTATTGCGGAGATGACGAACCAGTAATCAACGGAATACCAGTAACAACAGGAACGACATACAGCTTTAGCTTCTACGCAGCAAAGGGCGCTGGAGCAACAGCTAGAACTGTTACTGCAAAGATTAAATGGTTTGACCGCTTTGGTAACTACTTGTCTACATCTAGTGGCACTGGTGTCTCAGACAACACAGCGCTATTCTCCGCCTCTTACCGCCCTTACGTTTCAGCAGCGGCACCTTCTGGAGCGGCCTATGCCTGCCCTGGTNTATCTGTTGCATCTATTGGCGGAAGCGCAAGTAACGAGCACCACTTTATAGACNCTGCTCAATTTGAAGCGGCATCTTCTCCTACCTCGTTTGATGAAGCGCGNCAGCTACATGTAACTTTGCGAGCAGATAGAATCAACGAGCTGGTTAACCCACACTTTGTTTCCCCTACTACTACCTCTTGGATAACTACTGGCGGAAGTACTTCTGTAGTAACTACTGTGCTTGAGCCAACGGCTACAAACTTCTCAATTACATCTACGTCTCTTACATCTAACGTGGCAACGGTTGTGCTTAGCACGCCTCACAGCTTCCAAGTAGGAGCTACTGTATACATCTCTGGTGTATCGGGCTCTGGAGTTACTGCGTCTAACTACAACGGCACTCGAACAATAACAGCCGTAACGCTGAGCTCTCTGTCTTTTGCAGTAACTGCAACTAATCAGTCTTCTCTGCCTACTACAGGAAACCTATATCAGACGGGTCACGTGTACCAAGTAACGGCGTCTGGGTCTACTGTAGCGGTTAACTCATGGGACGGCTCTACTACATCAGAGCTGTGCAACATTTTCTATCCTTCTACCTCCTACACCTTTAGCATATACGCGAAAGCAGTAACAGCGGCTGAGTCGGTAACATCGGTAATTAACTGGTACGACATAACGCATACATTAATTAGCTCATCTACTGGAAGCGCTACAGCTGTATCAACTGGTTCATGGGCACGCCCTTATGTGACTGGCACAGCTCCAGCCACAGCGGCGTACGCAAGTGTCGAGGTCACATGGTCAACTACTTCTGGACATGTCCTTTATCTAGATGAAGCTGTGTTTGAGAACGCCGGAATCTTGTTGCCTTACTTTGATGGCAATGGTGGACCAGGGCTATCCACAGACTTCTTGTGGGAAGGCAACAACGTCAATGCTGCTCGAAGCCACTACTACAAGAACAAGCTCAACGTACAAACCCGCCTGTACACAGACGTACTTTCTTCTCAGCTACTGCTTGGAGAAACGGCGGCGCTGTACATAGGCCAGCCAAACACGTAGTACACTTCTTCCATGTTTGACTTACTACTCGTTGCTATGTTCGTATCATTCTTGCTGGCTATCCTTACGCCGCTTACTGACCTACTCAGCGTGTTCATTAGTCCCATCGCGGTTAACGCGATTATCTCTCTCATCTTGTCTTCTGGCGGAAACTACTTAGTCTCCACGCATACCGTTAAGGGCTTCATTATCAAGGCAGTAGCTGGAGCGTTCTTTGGTCGCCTGCTCCTTACGCTAGGCGAGCGCCTTGCGACATACCGCCCTGTGGTAATCAACTCCGCTAGACAATAAAACTTCCTGTGCTAGTCTAGGCCTCCCCTACAAAGGAGGTCCGAATGGACAAGTACTATGTGATAGTTGCTGGTAACGGAATTACTAGCCGCGCTAATTTAGAAGCGCTTATGGAAGACCACTACTACGCTAATGGCCCTAAAGGAATATTGGTCCTAGCGTTTGATGGCAAGCCAAGCCAAGGGCAGATATTCGCAGCCCAGCTTGCAAAAGATAAAAACATCGAAACAGTTGTATTCAATACCAAAGACGATGCACCTGGCCTTCCGCCATGTAGCGTCGCGGTTGTAGATAACCCATTACTTGCAGCAGTCTCTTCTACTGAAGGAGAGAAAGCTTCTGCATTTGTTCTCTGGTCTGACGAAGACACAGGTTGCCTGAACCTACTTGCTTACTGCAAGAAGGCTGGCGTCCCGTGCTTTGACTTGACCGATGGACTCAACCCACTCACAGCCTCTTTAAAGGCCAAGGCACAAGACGCGCCTGAAATCCCTGAGGCTGAACAGGAAGAGGTCGAGGAAGAGTACGTTCTTCCCCTAGAAGACCCTGAGGAGGAAGAAG